CCTGCGACTTTTCAAGTTCGTCTGTCGGTGCCATCAGACTGGCTCCGCTGCCTCCTGATCCAGAATCATTTTCTGTAATATTATTTGTTTCATCAAAAGAAAATGTCTGTGCTGCTGATGCTGCTGAACCATAACCTTTCATCGCGTCTGTTGCGGTTTTTAATCCCTGTGCTGTTTTCAGACTAGATGAATATGTTTTTCCAAATACGTTACTCAGGATTGTAGCCAGTACTGTCGAAAGAGACGCTAATGCTGACATCAGTGCATTGACAGCTGGCAAAACCGCCGAATAAATACTTGCAAATGCTACTTGAAGATTTGTTTTAATAATGTTTAAAGATGATGAAAACTCACTATTTGTCTTTAAACAATTTGCCATATAGGCATTAAAATTTCTCAATGCCAAACTCAGCACATTAAAAACAAATGCTGATGCAACCAGCGATGTAATCCGTTTTTTCACAAGATCGACTGCCTTCTCCACATTGCTAAATCCTTTAGATGTAGCGGTCGATGACGTTCTCACATTCTTCGTTAGTTCTTTTATTTTAGAAAGAATCTGATTAAGCTTTTTCGTTGTTCCCGGAGGGCTTTTACTGTTCATCACAGCATCTAGCTTCTCTTTTGTTGTACGTGCTTCATTCTTTAAACGTTCCAACTTTTGGGTTTCAACATCAATCCTGGCAGCCATATCCTGTGCAGAGGATGTACTTTCCGGATTCATTTTTACCTGCTCAAGCTGACTCTTTAACTTTTCAACTTTTCTTCCAAGTTGTTCATACTTAGGCTCTACTTCATCAATCTGAGCTGAGATTTCCTCTAACCCTCTTGTGCCTCCACCATTTTGTGATATTGACTCAAATAATTCATAATCATCCAAAAGGGAATCCAATTTCTTTTTGGCTTCTTCAAATTCCTTTTCCGTTGATTTAAGCTGTTTTTCAAGTCCCGTAACACCCTTATCCTGTGTCACACCACTGATCAGATCATTGTACTTATTTTTAAGTCCATTGATCACATTTTCCTGCTGAGCAATCTTTTCTTTCTGCTTTTCCAACTGGCTTGTAAAACTCTCAATCTGTTTTTCTGCCTGTTTTGTGCTAACTTTTCCCATAGACTGATTTATCTTGGATGTCTCACCCTCTATCATGTCTCTGGCTTTTTTTGTTTCAGACTTTACACTCGCCATATCTTTTTTATATCCGCTCAGCGCTGCACGGATAACAACTTTCAGTTCATGCAGTTTTCCACTATCACTCATTGATTGCTCCTTCTTCTCTCCTGATTAACTCGATATGCGTGTTGTATCCTTTGTGCTTTATATAGCTGCATTTCGGAAGATAACTGTGGTTTGGATGTCTGTTCCATATCATCTTCGTCATGTTCTTTCGTAATTTGCTTTTTCACATTTGCAAAAAGCTCAGGAACATATTCTGTTAATGAGAATCTTGTCCCCTCTCCGGCTTCAAACGTCATTATTACTTTTTCGATTAAATTTGCTCCAAACAAATCAAGTACTGAAATCAGTTTTTGTAATTCTTCTTTCTGTGACTGTTCTTTCCGCCTGTTGCAACTATCTATAATGTCGATGGCTTCATTAATAGAGATCCTATAGAATAATTCTGGTGTGTTCCCTGCATCAAGGAACCTGTCATAAAGAATCCGCATCTGTCTGGACTGATATTCATATGTCCTTACATATTCTCCTGAATCTTTTTCATCTCGTCGGAGACATCCTCCACCATCGAACTGGAGAAAAAACCAGACACCATAAATGTCTGGATGTATACATCAACATAAAAGTTAAGCTGTGTGCCACCTTTTTCCTGATATTTTTTATACAAGGAAATAATGTCCTTTAACTTAATTCCATGCTGCCAAGGTACTGCGGCTGCATGCACGACCTGAAGCATCGTTGTTAATGGTGGAATATTGTCTTCATCTCCAATCATTCCAATTAAATTTTTTCGATACTTCTTTTCAAGTTCCAGTGTCTGTTCGGTTGTAATTTTAAGTTTAAGCTTGGTATTCTCATCAATTTCCCAATAAGCAAACTGTGGACGCATGTTTTTCTTTTCATCCATAGAAACTACTTTTTCATCCTGATCCATCTCTTTTTTATCATCCTCATACTGATCATTATTAATAAATTCCATTTGAAATTCCTCCTGATATCACGAATGCCATACCTTCTATCAAGGCATGGCATTTTTATTTTTGTTTGGTTTTTACAATTTATTATGTAGGATCTCCCGGAACAATGTCACTCTGCAATGCCATTTTGACAACAAGATCAACAACCGTATTGGTTCCCCCACCACGCTTAAATCCGACTGATGGAATCGCTGTATAGGTAAATGTTGTTCCATCCGTCCAAGTCTCTTTAAACTCAACCGGAGTGTTACTGTCCGAATACTCACGGAGCATTCGGTAAGCACTTCCTTCTTTATTTTCTGTGTGAACGAAAGTATATTCCAGATCACCGTAATCACCAACACCATATTCATATTGCTTATTTGCTGCACTAAGTCTTGTATTTTCAACCTTTTCTTTTTCATTGTTCATATCCGGGACTGTTTTTAAATCCGGGATATCAACAAATTCTGCTGTTCCCGGCTTTTTCATTCCGAGCAATGTTCCATTTGCTAACATCCTATCTCTCCTTTACTTTGCTGCAAAAACTTTTTTGTCCTTTTCTGTAATAACACCCTCATAGCGCATAATTTTATGTTTGCGCCCTGGTTCGTTGTTATCTGAGCAGCCAATTCTCATAAGACCAAGGACACCATTCATTTTTTCATCAACAGCACAGGCAAGATCAGAAGTGCTTTTCTGGTTCCAGATATCAATCCGGTATCTCACATAAGATGTGATAACCTTATTTCCAGATACATCCTGTGCCTTGTTTTCCTCTTCTGTGTATTGGATCTGCGTTTCACTTGTAAAATCATCTGGAAAACTATCTGTCGCGTCCGGACATATCTTTTCCAGTTCTTCCATTACCAATCTCTTAATATTAATCATTTTGCTTTTTCCTCTATTGCTTTCAGCGCATCTGCCTTCAATTTATCAATGATCTGATCCTCATTATCTCTGATAGCAGGATACAAATATGGCTGTGCCGGCTGTCCAGCAATATAACGTATTCCTTTATCCGTATCCGTGACCAGTCCTGGAATGACACCTTTCCATTTTTCCTGTGAGTACATTACCGAGACCTCTGGTGATGTACCGTCATGATTTGCTGCTCCTACTGGTCCGGTTCCAAATTCTACATATACTGCATGATCCGAATTGGTATGTATTTCCGAAACAATCTCACCATTTTCTTTTCGGGTTGTATGATCGATGGATTTTCTAAGATCCCCTGTATCTACCGGAACCCTTAGTCTTGCATCGTCCCTGACAAATTCTCCACACTGATCGACTGATTGAAACATCTCATCCTCGATTTCTGCCATGCTCGTTAATTTTGCCAGATATTCTTCTATTCCCTCAATCATATTTTCTCCAATACTATTTTCAGATGTCCTACTGGATAAATTGCAGTAATCTTGTAATCCGGTTTCTGATCTGCAGTAGAATACACACATATTCCATCACCGGCTGCCATGCTGAATGCTTTCTCTTTAAACCAATAAGTTTCAACTCCGTTTTCATTTGTGATTGTAAAAGGCTCGTCATAAAGAAGTTTTTTCTGATAGAGCTGCACATTACCACTCTGCTCTTCCTGAAGCTGTCCTGATTTTGAATAAACCGTTGCCTCAATCTTTACTGGCTCCTCAGAATATCCAGCATATTTTTCACCGTCCGCTCCTTTATGCACAATCTTTTTCTTTAAATAACATACGCTTTTGTTCCGTAATTTCACTTGGATACCACCGCCTGTTTCAGCTTACGATGTGCAAGAATCCTTTTCATCATATCTTCTGGTATTTCCTTTGAATATGAATTAGATACACTCACATCTCCTTCAGATCTGCTGTCCTCTCCTGCTGCCATAATCCTTCTTGCATATACCTCTGCAAGTCCCAGCTGCAGATTGAGCATCAATGGGGGAATGGATGTCCTGTTACAGACATCCAGTATCAT